TATGCTCAAATCGGCTGGTCTTATGGAGAGTGGGGTGAAAATCCCTGCTCTCTGATTATAAAAGGGGAACTGATATGACACTACAATACTGCCCAGAATGTAATAATATGCAAGAGTTCAATGGTGACTTCTGCACAAAATGCGGTAGAAAGTACACTAAACGAGACCTTCTGGAGATAATTGAGTCACAATTAATAATAATAGACAACCTAAAGAATAAAGTAACACTGAGTGCTTATGTGATAGGTACAATGACCTATCCAGAGTATTTCAGTAATGATAATGTGAATTAAGAGGCAATTATGCCAGCAGGCAGACCTAAGATAAAAATTGACTATAATTTAGTATATAGAATGGCTAAACGCTTTGCAACACAAGAAGATATAGCCATGATATGCAAATGTAGTATAAGTAGGTTGAAATACGACAAGGAATTTTTGACCGCCTTCAATAAAGGTAAACGTCAAGTATTTAAAAACCTTCGAGTAGCACAGTACAGATACGCAATGAAAGGCAATCCACAGCTACTCATATGGCTTGGAAAGAACTATCTAAACCAGAAAGACCCAGACAAAGCAATTCAGCCATTAGTTGATGTAGGTGATAAACTCAAAGACATAGCAAAGGCAATAGCTGAACAGGACACGATTGAAAAACCTACCGACTAAGTTAATCAACCTCACACCTGCCAACATCAAGTATTACAATGACCTGCACAGGTTTATTTGTATTCCGGCAGGTCGTAGATCACGGAAAGACCTTATTGGTGTTCGCAAGATGTTGGTTGACCCTGAACGTGGAGCATTTAACGTACATAATCAATTATACATATTTGCTGCACCAACTCACGCACAGGCTAAACAAGTATTTTGGGAGATCTTGAAAAAAGACACTAAACTTTTTCAAACCAAAGTATCTGAATCATATAGACAGATTGATTTAATTAATGGATCAAGATTAATGGTTGTAGGGTTGGATAAGCCTGAACGCATTGAGGGCATGACATACCCACCACTTAGGGGCATATTAATAACTGAGATGCCCAATGTAAAAGCAAAGGCTTGGGAATCACATATAAGACCCATGCTATCTGATAATAACGGTTTTGCAATACTTAACGGCGTTCCTGAGGGAATGAATCACTGGTATGATAGGTGTCTTTATGCTTGTAATGGTGTAATGCCTAAGATAGTGCCGGGAGTGGGTGCTTATGCAGAAAATGGTCAATGGAGCTTTCATTCGTGGCATTCCGCAGACGTACTCCCAGCGGAAGAGATTGAAGAAGCTAAACGTACAATGGATGAACGCACATTCAGGCAAGAATACGAAGCCTCGTTCGAGAATGCGGAAGGTCTGGCTTACTATGCCTTTAGCAAATATAATAAAAAGGCTTGCGAATTTAATAAGAAGATAAATTTAGATATTGGAATGGACTTTAATGTTAATCCTATGTGTGCAACTGAAGGGCATATAAGAGACGGTGCTTACTATCAACACGATGAGAGTGTTTTAGTTAACTCCAATACTTATGAGATGGTTACACACCTAATCAATAGATATGATTTAAAGAAAAACGAACACGGATTCTTTCCGGCTACTATCTACCCTGATGCAACAGGTAAAGCCCGTGAATCGAATGCTACCCACACCGACCTACAAATACTCAGGAAAGCAGGATTCGTTGTCAAAGCTCGCAATGCTAACCCACTGCAACGTGATAGAATTAACTCAATGAACTCAGCAATGAACCCAATGGAAGGCACACCACGCTACTATGTAGATGCAAGGTGCAGGAATACCATTGATGACTTTGCTAAAGTACAGCGTATGGCAGATGGAAGGCTCGATAAGGATCAGGAAGAAATAGGCAAGGCAAGAGTACACGTCACAGACGCTCTTGGTTATTTAATTGACTATAACTTCCCAATTAAAGACTTTGATAAGTGGTCAAGCAGGTAGTTAACTCTATTTTGTGTCCACACAGTCAATTTTCAAGTTTCAATCTATAAGCGAGTTTGAATACAATGTGCATATAGCAGAGTATAAAAGTTTTGAATGATGTAAGTGGTTTTAAAAAAAGGGGGAAAGATGAAAGGTTACAAATTAAACTCAGTAGATGACCTAATTGAATATGATATGAATTTCTTTAAGTGGGTTTTGTATAAGATTAATGGTTTTATATTTAATATAAAGTATAATAATAAATGCAATAAAGTAATAAACAAAGAATACAGAGAAAAGATAAAGGATATATTTAATAATAGTTTATAATGCAAGGGAGCAGTAGATGATATACAATAACATCATTAAATACGGTCAAATTAGAGCCAAGTGGAACAACGATGAACAAAGACGTGCCATCGCTACTGTGTATCTTGACTATTATCGTGACGTCTATAAAGACATATTATATGATTTAATCGATAGTCAAATAAGTGATAAAGTTGAAGCTGAAAGGCTCAAGATGTTCGTTGAAACCGAAGGTGTGACATCGTGGATCATAAATGAGATTGCTATTGTATTTGCTGAACCACCTATTATTTCAGGTTTGAAAGTCAACGGTGATGTTGTCGAAACGGAGTCAGTTGTCAATGGATTCAATGACTTTCTCGATAAATTAAATATCAATGTTGTACTGGAAAATATAGACAAATACGTTGAATTATTGCACGATGTTGCTGTCATTCCGATAGTGACCAATAACAAACTATCGCTCAAGATCATAACACCTGAGAAATGTATAATAAATCAGGATGAAGATGACCCAACTAAAATGACCCAATTCCTATACCAAATAGGCATATTAGAAGATTCCATTGTTAACAACTCAGTTGAATGGTATATGTGTTATGATATGACTAAAGGTAAGTTGGAAGCGTACACCTGTAAACTATTAGAGACTGGTGAAATTGATTATGATACACGGGTAATGGTTGTCACACCACCTTATAAAGACATCCCGGTTATTATGTTCAGGAACTATCTACCTGATGACTCATTTTGGTATAAAGGCAATTCAAGTATAGTTGACAAGGCAATTTCTATTGATATGCGTAGAACTGATCTCGCAATGGCTGAAGCATACCACATTCCACGCTTAGTGATGACAGGTGGAAGCGAACAAGCATTTAAGAATCTATCATTGAGCAGGACAGCATTCTATAATATCCCAAATGATAATAATGGCAATACAGGCGACGCTAAATATATCACACCACAAGATGATCTGATAAAACTTCGTGACTTAATTAATGACCGTAGAAAAGTAATAGCACGTAATAAAGGTTTGAGTTCTGACACCATCGACGGTGTTACAGCTACATCAGGCTATCAATTAGCACTCTCTAAACAGGATATTCTTAACATCAATAAACGTAAGCGGAAGTATTACACAAATCCTATTAATGAACTTATAATGTTAGCAATCGAAACAGCTAAATATTACAAGCTAATTAATTTAACACAGATAGTTAAAGTACATATAAACTATGGTGAGATCACATTCGCACAATCTGATGAAGAAAAAGCCCGTGCAAGGGCAGCTAAGACACTTGCCGGAACTTGGTCACCTGTTATGAGTTTGATGGAAGACGACTCGGAACTAACAGAAGAACTTGCGATTGAAAAGATTAAACAAATAGCGAGCTGGAATAAACTAACCCAGCCAGCAAATCCGTTTGACGAGAAGAAGCCTAAAAAATTGTAATAATATATTTATCTTTGAATTTCAGGTTTGGATTAATACCAATCCAAGCAGTAAACTTACCAAGAGAATTGCGGAAGAAATACTTATCTTTGCGATGGTAATAATATTCCATATTGGTCATTAGTTTATCACTGAACTTGTCATTTGTAAGCACACCGCTAATTGTTCCAGATTCATTTATTTCTGTTGGATAATCAAAATCTTGTGGAAATAAAACATCCCAATTCCTTATTTCTACATTTCCACATCCTTTTATCGTTGCCATTATTCTACTTCCTCCCACCTGCAACATTTATACCCTTCTTCCCAAATATCTTTTATAACTGATTTTTCAATATTCGAATAGTTCCAACAATTAACTGTCCACCACTTTTCAAAGTCCATAATTTCCTCCTATTAATTTCAATGCCATTTAATAAATCATACATATTATTGTCAAGTAAAAAGAATTTCAAGGAACTATATATATGAGTACTTTCGATTTAATGCAATCTCAGTCTGCTCAATTCGAGCGGGATATGACAAAGGTAGTCACTCGCTTAGAAAAGCAGGTGCAATCCATCATTGACAAGTTTGAGTCAATAGATGGTAGCTTGACCGTATC